TCTGCTGCTGTATAGGCCATGACTGGCTCCTAGATCAGTCCGCCCTTTGCGATTGCATCCACACACATCATCTTCGCCTGAAGGATGTCCCTCAGAGCCGCTGATCTGTGTGCGCAATCGGGGACGTTCGTGATCACTGTCCTTGCAAGCTCGACGAATCGTGCTGTCACTAGCTCGATAGTCGCCTTCTGCCCAGGATCAACAACCACTGGACCGAAAGCAGCCTCGACTGTATCTATGTCGATTCTTCCCATGACCCCTCCCGAAAAGTGTTCGCCGGGTGAACGGTTATGCCTTCGAGCTTGGAGTCTTAGGCTCGGGCAACTTGAAATCTGCTTCCAGAGAAGAAGCAGACTTTGAGGGAACAACACCCATCGCCGCTTCCTTGTACTCCAGCTCGTATCTCCTGACGTCCTGAATCCCTCTGCAGTGACGACAGATGATGGCATCGGAATCGATCTCGCCACGGCAATACTTGCACTTCGACATAGCGAGATGCTCTGTGACTTCTCTATCTGTATCCCACACCTTTTTTAGCCCGAGAAAACCACAGGCCAATCTCTGAAGTGGGGAGATCACTCGGTGCGTTTTGTAGACTTGGTAGTCATCGTCCGCCGCATCAACCAGACGCTTGAACCACTCAATCTGCATGATGCGAGCGCGGTCGAGTTCCGGTCCCACCTTCGCTCCAACATCAGCCCGATTGATGATCCCGAACTTCCAGAACAGCCCCGGCTCCGATACGCCAGCCTCATAGTAGGACAGCGAAATCTTGAGGTCTCGACAGATCGAAGCAGCGACCGTATCGCTCGGTGTCGGCACGATCAGCGCGGGCCTGTTCTCGTCGATGTAGACAGGGAACGTCGCGCGCACGACATGAAGCAACTCGAATCCCCTAGCCGGATCTTTCACAGCGGGGATATGATACTCGCCAGGAACCAGACCCGGCTTGAACTCGTTGACCTCAACCGGGAGAATTGAGATTACAGTCGATACGTCAGACACCAGTGATGATTGGTCCATTTTCTGCTCCTGCCTTCTCTAGAGGAAAGGGATCTAGCTTCGACTCTTTATACTCCTGCGCGTATTTCAACTGGTTGCTGCTCACGAAGGCTCCATTGTCCCACACGAACAATGGCGACCGCTCTCCCTCGCTTAGCTCGTTCACGAAGTAGTCAACTTCTTCCTTTTCTTCCTTCTCTTGCATCCGACGAGCTAGTTCAGGATCGACCTTACGAGCCGGGCTATGCAGAGCTTGAAGGATGAACTGCACTACCTCGAAGTCTACAGGGAGAGGATTGTCCTTCGCATCCTTGAACGAGTAGACTGGCTCATACGTCCCATTCTGTGCTGTCACTAGCTCAGAGACGATGTCTTTCAGCACTTCCGCATTAGCCATGAAGATGAGCTTCTCCAAGACCCAACACGGTGGCTTGATATACCAATACTTCTTGATCTCCCTTACAGCCTCGTACTCGCGAATGAAAATCTTCCCGTACCAGTCAGAGAACTTACCTTTACGAATCTCCAACTGATCATCGGACCAGACGAGTCTATAAATCGGTCTCCCATCGAGAACTCTGAAGTTCTGTCTGAGATACCCATTTATAGTCTCGACTTGTATGAGGTCTGTAATGTGCATAAAGGGGGAGAGATGGAGGGACAGTCGGACTCCACCTCTCCCGAGCGACCGGAGATAAAGATTAGTGAGTGTATCCGACCGGGATGGCCAGATCCGAGATGTAGCTGAGGCCAGGAGGCTGATTGACGAAGGTGTTGAATGAAGCAACGAGATAGAACAGTGTCGCCGCAGCAACACCACCCGATGCCCCACGCACCTCGAACAGCCGCCGACCCTCTTCCTCGTAGAATCCGGCGGGGTGCATCTCGGCTCTGCCCCACACCTCGTTGACCACGAAGTCGATACGGGTCTTGTTCCAGTTGAAGTGCTTCCTGATACGAATGCCAGCGATCTGCTGGACATCGTAATACAGGTCCATCTTCTCGTTGGCAGTCGGCATCTTGTTGATCTGGGTCACGAGCTGACCGAGACCCTCATATGCCTGAGACTGGCAGGGATGCATCCACGCTTCGCACTTCAGACCGTTTTCCATGCCAAGCCGCTCCCCAATCTTGTTGAGAGCGCGGCGTGCATGGGTCAGTCCGAGAGCACCAGCAGCGTTGATACGATTGGCACGAACCTCAGGCCACGTTGCCCTGTCGAGTCCGAGCCATGCTCCAGTCGATGCGCTGTTGTGGTGATAGCCGACACCCAACAGGCCCACGGGGTTCGCACCTGAGAGACCAGAAGCAACGATCTTGTCGCCAGCCGTGATGGTCGCGATTGCTCCACCAGCGATAGTGACAGTCCCTGCCTCGTGATCAATCGAGGTGATTCTACGCTCGTCCGCTGGCGTCTTGTGAGTAGCCAGGGTCGAGTTGTAGATGTTGACGTTGTGCCCGACGCGGAGGAGACGAGTTCCGAATCCATCCGTTGTCGAGGTCGTCAGCACATAGGGACCGGCGCCACCGACGACACTGATTGTCGCCAAAACGCCATCACCATTCCCCATGCACTGCACGTCGATGGCCCGGCGGAGCTCCTTCATCGAATTGGCGAGAAGGTGCTTCACCGAGTCCTGAACGGCCTTCCGAGCGTTGTCGGTAGACCATTGTGCTTTCTTGTGCCACTCAACGGCATACTTGAAGTTTACCGTTGTGATGGTGCCCTTCTCGAAGGTCGGACCCTCGCCGCGTCCCATGTCCCCACCAGCCGTGTCGAAGTAGCCAAAGAGACCACCCGGCCTGATTTCCAGTGGGATACGCATGTCACGCGAGGAGACCTTTTCGACGGGTCGCTTTCCTATGTTGGCATAGAACTGCGAGTCCCTCTCGAACAGGACCGGGATCTTGGGCGATACGCGCTCAAGCTCGGTAGCCACGACCTGAGACTCGGTCTGGGCAAAGAAGTATCCTGATGGCGTCTGATGCCACGGATACAGATGTCCAGTTCTCATGTCGTTTCCCCTCAAGGGCTATCCTACAGCTACGAGTCGAGAATGTCTTTGTCGGTCGTCTTGGCCCAATTGATTTTGGAGGGATCAGTTAACCCACGGCCCAGACGTCCAGACGCGCCACCACCACTCGGAAACTGTCGCTTCTTGCCCTGTTGAACTTCCTCACGACCCTTACCAGGATTTCGAGCAGTAAGAGCCTCAGTCTTGAGACGATTTCTTACACCGGGAGCGACGGCCTTAGCGCGATCCAGCCACGCGCGTCTGATTCTGGATTTTGAGCCATCGTCCCAACCGCTCTCTTGGGCACGTCTCCATAGCCCTTTGAGCGTCTGCTGAAAAGCCTTGTCCTTCAACAAGACTGAATCAATAGTCTGTTTCGCCTCTTTCACAATCGCCTTCTTCTCAAAAGGCGTCAGCCCGTCGAGCTTGTGATTGAGGATCTGATTGAGTTCAGTCGTCGCGCTAGTCTCGATCTCAGTCAATGCGCGTGAGAACTCCCGCTTCTCTGTCGCTTCCCGCTCCTCCTGAAGCTGAACCTCTGCCTCAGAAGGCTCATTCTTTTTCGTCCGCGACGGAAGCTGGTCTGGAACCTGTCCACCATTCGCCCACACGAAGTTCGCTATGTGGCGCGCGGCCAGGACAAGATTCTTGTCACCAATCTTCTGCCCATGCTGAGAAGCGAAGAAAACCAACTCCTGAATGATCGGCTCTGTGAGAGCCTGATAGCCTTCCTGCGACACCTCTCGCATTGCCTCACCAAAGCTCCCTGCGATCTTCTTGAGAGCTTGTGGTTGATTCTCTGCGATGGTCGCGAGGATCGTCCTCGGGTCTCCCTGACCAACAAGTGTACTCTCAAGGACATCGTACTCTTGAGCCTTTTGAGATGCGATGCTGGCTTCCTCTACGTCTGGAAAGACCTCTAGAAACTTGGGAGCAAGGAAGAACGCAGATCGAAGATTGGGGAAATCCTTGAAAAGGTCAGGATACTTGGCCTTGATATCCTTGAAAGAAGGCGAGAGATTAGGCTCGGAAGACTTCTTCTCGTCATCCTCCTCGTCCTCATCTTCCTTCTCATCCTTCTCGTCATCTTTCTCCTCGTCATCTTCCTCGTCATCTTCCTTGTCTTTTCCACCCTTCTTGACCTTCTCGTCCCCATCCTCAGGCTCGTCGGAATCACCGTCGTCCTGATTGTCGTCGGCATCAGCATCAGGAGCATCAAGATCGGCAAGGTCCTGAGTGAGATCATCGACTTGATCTAAGCCACCCCCGGATGGGTCAGCGTCGGGAGATTGTAGAACGTGTTTGAGATACATCAGCTACTCCTATGCTACAGGTTCAGGTTCAAGACCTTCTTCGCTAACTTCTTCCTCTCCCTCAGCCTCTTTCTCGTCCGCTTCCTGCTCCAAAACCTGAAGGAAGAAAGCGTGCTCCCTGAAATGCGCCTCTACATTTGCGCGTCCATCAGGATTGGTCTGCATAGAATCAAGCCCAACCTCAGACTTCAGCCAAGCCTTACAAATCTCGGCCTCGATGAAGTGATTGTCTATGTCCCCCTGAACTGGAACCGAGGAAACAATCCCTCTCGGATTCATCTCAGACGGCATGACAGGGAATGGCTGCTCTCTCAGGAGCTTGGCAATCTCAATGAGCTGCTTGTTCCTGTCGTCATCGCCTGGGATGTAAAGTTCCCCGACACCAATGATAGATGCAATCATGCTGGCATTTTCTGGATGCCGTATGACTGTGTTGATGTCCTCGTTGCCCATCTGGAGGAGGCTGAGGATAGCATCACGCTTCTGTGCCCATGAGATTGGGAAAGCCTCGGAGACTTCAGGAGATACTTCACCAGTTTCTCCCGTAAACTCCTCACGACGTATCCAAGCATTGATAAAGCCGCTACCTTTACCCTGAACATACTGAGTGTCCTCGCGCATGTTCTTGATATAGCTCTCAACGGCCTTACCGAGAGAAGCAACCCACCACTCCTGAACGACTGTCCACGTAGTCGTGAGCCTCTGGAGCGCGGCTGCTCGTGAGAGTTCGTATTCTCGTGCCGTTCCACCACCGCCTTGCTGAACTCCACCGAAAATCGAGGGATACGTGCCCTGCACGAACTGACCGAACTTCTCGATTCTGGTCTGAAAGGAATCCAACTCCCGAGACATAGTGGATGCCTTCATCTCGAAGAATCCAGAGCTCAGGTTCTGTCCCGCCGGCGCGCGTGCCTCTGAAACTTGACCAGGACGAGCCTCGTTGCGCTTGTAAGAATCAAAATCCAGCACACCGGGATCAGCAAAAACTTCAGGAATCCCAAACTCCACCGTCTCAAGCTCAAGATTCGTAAGCTCATTCGTGATGTCCTGAATCGGCACCATCGGAGCACCGATAGGCTCAGGATGTAGAGTCTCGGCGAGAGGGTGCTCGATGATTGTCCAATGATCGTCGAGCTTGTCCTGAAGAATCTCGACTACGAGGGAGTGATTGAGGATGACAGCGTAGACTCCCTCAGGATATTTCGCCTTGAGAGCCATAGCTTCCTCGCCAAGACCATCACCAATCAGGTTCAGCGCCCACGGACGGAGCCAAACTCTCTGAACAGTGACAAGATCACGAGGAAAATCGTTTTTGTAGGCGCTCGGAACCCGATACTCCTTGTCGTAAACGTCGGGATAGGAAGAAGATGTGATCTTGTCCGCGAACTCTGGATAAATGGACCTCATCAGCCCTGCATTTTCCTCAGTCTCAAGGATTATGTAAGGCGTAGAGAACTGGTCACGGCACCAGTGAGGGAACTTGACATGCAAAGGACCGTAAATCTCAAGGCACTCACGGTTCTTCGGCTCGTCATGCTCACCTGAAACCTCTTGCTGAACGTCATCCATCTCCTCGAAGTCTGGAGTGACGAGACTCTGACAGTTCGGGCAGGTAACTGGAATCTGGTCAGGTGGCGGGACTGGATCTCCCTCTCTTACTTGAGCAGGAAGGCTAGGATCATCAAGAGGAGCACCACAAGCAGGGCACGAGTAAGTGCGGTTAGTAACATTGACATCCTGATAGTCAGTTACTTTGGTCTTACCGAACCTGAAATCCGTCTTGTTCTCATTGTAGCAAGCCACTGACCCCTCATTGTAGAGGAGAAACAGGGACTTCATGAGAAGAAGATGGGCCTTGTTCTGCCGCTGAATGAGCTCGGCTACTCTCGACTTCGCTTTGGCCGCCGTAACATCGTCAGCATCGTCGGCGTCAGCAGGAAAGAATCGGACTCGTGGAAGGCCCGCCGTAAGAGCACCAATGAAGATCTCGCCATGAGCCTTGTAGACATTGACAACCTTCGCATAAATGCTAGGATCGATGTCCGACTGAGGATCCTCGGCGATGATGTCGGCAGGAGTTTTCCAGTCGTTTGCCAACTCATCCCAGGCGAGGTACTGATAACCGTTCCAGTAGTGATGATTCCGACGATACTTCCGAACCTCACTGAGTCTGACGAACTCCTCGGCGCGGTCCAGGTCTTTCACTAGGTTGAGAATGGAGTGGGCCTCATCAGTGTCGTAGATGGGCTTTTCTTCAGGCCCCTCTAGAACCTGCATGTCGGTCACTTCAGGACCTAGCGGTTCAGTCGGCTCTGGAATGATTGTTTCCATCACTTCTTCTCGGCTACTACCTTCTTATCTTTCTTCTCTACCGACTCCCGAACAGTTCGCCAATACTCCTCACGACGATCGTTCTCAAACGTCGCTCTAGCTTTACGCCAGTCAAATGAGCGACGGACGACAGGGGTAGTCTCTTCAGAACTGCTCGCTCGCTGTGGCTGGACAAGACCAAGACGAGAATCGACGATTTGGTCTTGTTTATGAAGCAGGCTATCCAACCGTGCTTCATTCCTCTTGACAGCTCCCTCGTAGGCGAGTTCGAGCTCATTAAGTTGAGACCTGAAGGCGCCATTCTCTGCGCGCTGCCGTTCGAGTTCACTGTCGAGGCGGAAGATTTCATATCGCAACGCCTTCTTACCGAGGGCGAAAACGAAGTCGGCTCTGGAATCGAGTACCGGAGAATCTACCTGCATGGCGCGCGACGGTTCCAGTCTGACCCCGAAACTTGGTGTCGAACGCGGCCATCTTTCGGTAGTAGGTATTCCAATCTTTCGTCCTATCGAACTCAGCCACGATTTGACCAAGCTCACCAAACTGCGCCGATCGCTTACTCGAGAGGTTGTAGTATTCATGTATCGCCTTAATGAGATAACGTCCACCATCATAAGCGTCGTCGCCAGTGAACTCCGCTACATCCTCAGCCTTCTTGCCTTCCTTCTCGGCATAGACACAGGCTGGAATCGTTTTCCTGAACTCATCGCAACTCTTGGTGACCTGGAGCTGAGGGAGGTTAGTCTCTGCTACCTCTGGCTCAAACAGATCACAGTATTCCTTGTAGGCGTCGATTCCTTTGTTACGAAGAATCCTCAGCCCGATTTCCTCATCGTAACCCGACTCCGGAGTAAAGCTCGCTGGTCTGGGCTTCCATCTCAGATACTCATGCATCAGTAACTTGCCACCGATGCGGTCGTTATCAGCCTTCTGGAAAGGAAGCCCTGTCGCTTCAATCACCTGCTCGGCTATAGTCTTTGACTCTCCTCTACGACCCCATGCCGAAGGATCTAGGACGCATGATACAACAGCATCTCTCTCGCCCTCGGTGAGTCTTGCAACATCAGCGCCCCACACGGCGATATCAGTCTTAGACCAGACTCTCTCACGATAAAGAATGGCTCGTTTATCTGGAGCAGCAGCAGCCCATCCAACCCAAGTCTGTCCTGGGTGATAGCCCCAATCACAAGCGATGATTCGGGGCATCCATTGAGGAGGAACGAAGTCATCGATGACGTGGCAGGCATTAGTCGGTTCATCAGGGAATCTAGATCCAAAGAATGGATCTCTCCACTCGGTGAATACTTGACCCGCGAAGACCCACCAATCACCATAGATTTTAGCTCTCTGCTCTGCAAGTGGTAGAAGGCGAAGCCTCTTTAGATACCCGGGGTCCTTCTTGAGTAGGAACGGATTGTCGGTGAGAAGCGCCTTGATGAAGATGCGCTTCGTGTCGGACTCAAGATGATGGATGATAGTCCCACCATTAGGAGCAGGTTCGATAAAGCGTTGCCGAAACCAGAGGTGCCCGATGT